AGTACCTTCGAGTACGTCCAGGGCGATAAATAGCCACCTATAGTACGCATCTGTACCTTTCCACTTCAAATCTGCGATTTACATTACCATTCGCCCCGGCATGTGGTAAGCATTAGGCAGATACGAGGTGGATCATGGCCGACCTAGAGACCGACATTGAGGAAAACGCCCAAGGTCCCAAGCGCGTTACGGGCGATTCTGGCAGTGTGGATCAGCACCCCCTGCCGGATCAAATCGAGGCCGACAAGTACCTAGCGGGCAAGACGGCAACGGGCACCAAGCGGCTGGGCTTGCGGTTCGTCAAAATCATTCCACCGGGGGCTGTGTGATGTTCGGCTGGCTGCGCAAACGCAAGTCCAGCTCCACCCGGCATTCCGTCCGCGCCAGCTACGACGCGGCCCAAACGACAGGGCCGTGAACTTGGCCGACACGCTACGGCTAATGCGGGTAGCGCGCGGGCACACGGGTGAGGCGTTTCTGACGCTGGGTTCCAATCCCGACGTGCGGTCCCCTATCAAGCTATGGCCGCAGCTCATAGAAGCCGACCGGGTGTCCAACTCCTATATGGCGCAGGATAATCCGGACGTCGTGGACGGCATTAGGTTTGACTCGATGGGCAATCCCGTGGAGTACCAGGTGCTTGATTCGCACCCTGGAGAATCCACGTGGGGTGCATCGTCGCTCACGTTTACGTCCATCCCAGCCGAGTTGATGATTCATTATTTTCGCGCCACCCGTCCCGGGCAGCGTCGTGGCGTGCCGGACATTACGCCGGCGTTGCCGTTATTCGCTTACGGGCGCCGGTACAGTTTGGCCGTGGTGGCGGCCGCTGAAACGGCCGCCTATCACACGGGGGTTATCGAAACTGATCTTCCCCCGGACGGCGAAGAACCGTCCGATGCGTCACCCGAGGCAATGGATCAGATTGAGTTCACCCGCAGTATGCACACGTTCCTGCCGAGCGGGTCGCATCTCTCCCAATTAAAAGCCGAGCAGCCGACCACGGCGCACGCCGACTTCACGCGCTGTCTGCTGAACGAGATTGCACGCTGTATGAACATGCCGCTGAACGTGGCGATGGGCAACAGTGAGGGCTACAACTACGCATCCGGCCGGTTGGACCATCAGACATTCTTCCGCGACGTGCAGATTGAACAGGGGGCCATTGAAGTTACGGCAATGGATCGCATGTTTGCCGCCTGGATGGAGCAAGCGGTACTGCTGGGCGGTTTCTTGCCGCAGTCGTTGCGTTTGGTGGGGGCCGACCTGAATCTAGCGCACGATTGGTACTGGGACGGATACGAGCACGTTGACCCGGCGAAAGAGGCCAACGCGCAAAAGATGCGGCTTGCGAACCGCACGACGAATCACGCCATTGAATGTATGAACGGCGGGCACGATTGGCGGGACGTTATGCGACAGGCGGCAGAGGAAGAGGCCTATGCGCGGGAACTGGGCCTAGTGCCTGCGGCGGAACCGGAGTTCGCGCCGGGCGATGATAACGAGGATGACAATGCCTGAACCTAGTAAGCAACTGAAGCCCCTTACCGTGACGGCCGCGGCTGATTTCGTATTGGCTGCGGCGGCGGAAGATGGGACGAAGAAGCAGTCTACATTTACCATCGAGGCGTACGACGGCGCCCCCATGCTGCTGGGTTACTACTGGCGGCCTGTGATTGTAGACCTTGCCGGATTGCGAGCGAATGCCAAGCTCCCGATTCTGCTTGAACATGACCACGACGCGATTGTCGGGCAGGCCGACAAGGTGCAGATCAAGGCGCGGTCCGTGCGGGTAAGCGGGAGCGTTACGGGCGGCGAGGAAGCATCGCAGCGGGTACTGGCGCATGCGGCCGATGGGTTCCAGTGGTCGGCGTCCGTGGGGTTTCTGCCGGAGTGCACGGAAGACATAGAGGACGGCAGGTCCGTGACGGTCAATGGCCGTCGTTGGACCGGTCCCATAACGGTCGTGCGACAGGCGCGGCTGGGTGAGATTTCTATCGTTGCTGTTGGGGCTTGCGAGTCCGCTAGCACCGAGATCAAAGCGGCCAAGGCCGCCAACTTAGGAGTGCACGTTATGGAGTTTGATAAGTGGTTGGAGGCTGCGGGCTTTGATCTCAAGACGCTGAGCGATGAGGACAAGGCCACGCTGCAGGCGGATTTCGACACGGGCGTCGAGGCTTCGATCCCGAAGCCTGAAGCCAAGCCGCCGAAGCCCAAGAAGCTGGCGGCGACGGTTGACGTGGGTGTCAATCTCGACATAGCGAGCGCGCGCGAGCAGGCGGCGGCCGAAGAGGAGCGGCTGCACGGTATCCGCCTTGCGTGTGGCGCCCAGCACGGCGACATTGCCGCGACGGCCATGCGCGAGGATTGGACGATCGATAAGACGAAGCTGACGGTCCTACAGAAGCAAGGTGAGGCGGCTGCCCGCGTGGCGGCCGTCCACACGCGCGAGACCAGCATGAGCGGTAAGATTCTGGAATGTGCGCTACGGCTCGCAGGACCCGAACCCGCCGACCGCATCGAGAAGGCGTACGATGAGCCGACGCTTGAGGCGGCTACTAAGCGGCGCCGCATGAGCCTTAAGGGTTTCGTCGAGGCCGCGCTGGCCCTGGGCGGCGTACCCGCTCCGTCGTTCGATGCCCCGTTCGGCGAATGGCAGAACGCCATTCGGGCCGCATCCTCCACGGCGGACGTGGCGGGCATCTTGGGCAATACGCTCAACAAGGTGATGGTGTCCAACTTCGCAGCGTATGCGGCAATTGCGCCGCGCGTTACCAAGCGGCTGTCGGCCAATAACTTCATGACGCATACGGGCTATCGGCTCGGCGGCAGCAACACCTTGACGAAGGTTGGCGAGGACGGCGAACTGAAGCACGGGACGCTTACGGAAAGCTCGTTCACCTACAGCGTCGATACCTACGGGGAAATCCTGGGCATCACGCGGCAGATGTGGGTAAATGACAACCTGGGCGCGTTGCTCGCAATCCCGGAGCGGATCGGGCGGGCGGCGGCCAAGCTGCCCGACTCGTTACTCTTTACTCTCGTGACGGCCAACACGGGCAACTTCTTCCACGCCGACAACAGCAACTACATCACGGGTGCCTCTACGGCGCTCGGTATCACGGGCCTGGACGAGGCCGTGCAGACGCTGCGCGAGCAGACGGGGCCGGACGGCGAGATGATTTCTCTCGATCTGAGCGGCGCCAAGCTTGTGGTCCCGCCGGCGCTTGAGGGTGCGGCGCGGCGCTTGTTCGCGTCCGACACTTGGGTTGCAACGGGCGTCGGTGCAGCGGCCGCACGTTCGCCCGCCACGAACACCTACAAGGGAATGTTCGAGGTGGTGGTTGTCCCGCACCTCGCGTCGGCAACTAAGGAATGGTACCTGTTCACGAACCCGGCCGACATTGCGGCTTTCGGAACTGCGTTCCTTAATGGTGTCGATACCCCGACGATCGAAGAGCGTCCGCCCGCCGACGACATTCTCGGTCGCCGCTGGTGGGGCTATCTGGATGTGGGCGTGGCGCAGGTGGATCATCAGGGCGCCGTCAAGAGCAAGGGCGAGGCGTAGAACTAACCGGCGCCAGGCGCCAGGAGATTTAATTATGGCCTTCGAGGCAACTTACGTTCAGGCAGGCGACACGATTGACTATACGCCCGGGTCGGACGTTGCGGCCGGTGAGGTGGTGGTAGTGGCTACTGATTTGGTAGGCATTGCGCGACATGCGATCGCAGCGTCGGCGATGGGTGCGTTGACCGTCAAGGGCGTTTTCAGGTGCGCCAAGGAGGCGCCGCTCGTCATTGCATTGGGCGATGCCGTCTATTGGGACGCCGTGAACGACAACGTGGACAAGACCGACACCAACAGCTTTATGGGCACCTGCGTTGAGGCTGCGGCGTCTGCGGATACGACGGTCCTAGTACGCCTGGACTTCGGATCGGTTGCGGCGTAATGGCAGACCTGCTGCGAACGGGGGCGACTTGGCTTGAAGAGCAGCGCCACGCCCACATGACCAGCTCCGTAACTTATTCGCGGGGCGTTCATTCGGTGGTGTTGCTGGCTACGGTCGGCCGTACCCCGTTCGAGGTGCAGGACGCTAGCGGCGCGTTGGTGCAATACGAGGCGCGGGATTATCTAATTCGCGTGGGCGATCTGATACTTGACAGCGCCTTGGTGATACCGGCGCCGGGCGACAGGATCACAGAAGTGATAGCGGCGATCAGCTACCGATACGACGTCATGGCCCCCGGCGGGGAGCCGTGCTGGCGGTACAGCGATCAGTTTCAGCAGACGTTTCGGATTCATACGAAGTCGATGACGCCGCTGACGCCGCACGCCTAAGGGGTGGCCGATGAGTGCGCTAGTAGACGCAGCCGACGCCGTAGTTGACCGCTTGAATGCGGCCCCTTCGCTGGGGTTCACGGCCGTGCGTAAGTATCTGCCGACTACGGAGCTGGCGGAACTTGACACGTTGCTGGTGGCGGTAGTGCCGTTCGGCGAAGCGCTGGACACGGCGTCGCGGGCGGTTGATTGGTTTGATTGCCAGGTACGGGTATTGATTCACAAGCACGTGAACCCGCAGGACAATGCGGCGGTGGATGCGATGGTCGATTTGTCGGAAGCGATTATTGATCGGCTGCGAGTATCGGCCGGCACTTACGTGTCGCCCCATACTCCCATCGTCCACGATGTGGTGTTCGAGGACGAGCACATGGATCAGATGCGTTTGTTTAGCGGTCGCATTTCTCTCACGTACCGGAAGCAGAGGTAAGCATGTCTGCGAATGCGTTTTTTAATTCTTTCACGTTGTCGGCCCCTGCGGCCTGGACGGCGCTGGCGAGTGCAACCACGATCGTCGATGCCACGATCAGCATAGAGTTGATTGGCATAGACCCCGGGGACGCAATCGTCGATGTGCGATATCGCGGCGGGGCGTCCACTGCGTGGATCGTAGGCACGCAGATACCGCTCAAGGGCGTCGACTTGGCGGATGTCGAAGTGGCGTACAATAACGCGAACGTCCGCGTTTTCGTGGCCGGTTACAGCGTTTAGGGAGTTAGTGCTATGGCAGAGTTTTTCGGCAGTGATTGTAAGCTGTATTATGCGGTCGGCGGCCTTGGTGCCGGCGCGATGGTCGAGGCCACCCAGGTGCGTGACGTAAAGGTCGGCATGACGACTACCGAGTTTGATGCTCAGACCCGAGCAAGTGCGGGATGGGATGCCACGCTGCCCGTTAGTCGCAACGTGACGATCGACTTCGACATGCTGCGCGTTGATGGCGACACGGCCTACACGGCGTTCAAGGATGCCTGGATCGGCAACCTTGTGATCGGCGTGAAGGCCCTGGACGCAAACGGCGGGGCGGGCATTCAAGCCAATATGTGCGTCGTCGATTTCTCGCGCTCGGAGGAGCTCAAGGGCGGAGTTGTGTTTAACATCTCGCTCAAGGTGATGAAGTCAGATACGAACCCGAGCTGGGTCTAGGCGCGTAACGGTAAGGAGTTTTCGATGATTTTGGCAAACATCTATACGACGGCCACGGTCGCGGGCTTGGGGTTCGTCTCGAATGACGCGCGGACCGACAGCGGTTCCATTGCGGTGAGTGAGGCTCTGGCGGCCGCAAAGGCGGGTACGGTTACGGATCGTACTGACGACGATACGGGCGAAATCACCTGCAGCGCCGGCCACGGTTTTGCACAGTTTGATGTCGTGGATGTCTATTGGGACGGCGGCCGGCGGTACGGCATGGACGTGGGCGTGGTGGCTGGCAATGTGGTGCCGGTAGATTCGGGCACGGGCGACGCTTTACCGGTACTGACAACCGCCATGACGATGCAGGTGCAGAGGCCGATCAATATCGACTTCGTGGGTAACGATATGTCAGTGCTGGCCGCGATCTGCGACCAGAAAGCGTGCATCACGCTTTCTGACGCGGGCGGCATAGAACTCGTAATCGACTTGGCGGCGGACCGGATCGCGCTGTGGGACGAAGACAGTATGCACGCTAACCCGCTGACCGGCGACACTATCGTGAGCGGCACGATTAGCCAGGGCGGCGTGACGGCCGCAACGCTCAAGCTGGGCATCATGTACGACAGCACCCCGTAGAGGAGGCTTTATGCCGAGTTTTGAGGATACGGAGAAACGCAAGTGGAACGTCGATGTGACGATAACCTCGATCAAGCAGGTCAAGGACGAAACCGGAGTGCATCTTCTGGATGATACGGTAGGGGAAAAGCTGGCCCGCGACTCGATACTGCTGTGCGATGTCGTGTTTGCTCTTTGTAAGCTGCAAGCCGACAACCGAAAGGTTAGTGACGAGGATTTCGGGCGGGCAATGGCGGGCGATGCTATTGCAGATGCGAGTACGGCGCTGGTGGAGTCCCTTACGGATTTTTTCCAGAACCGCCAGCAAAGAGAGAATTTGCGGCGGTTGCAGCAGATCAACGAGGACGCGACGGAACAGCTCCACCGGGGGATAGCGGAAAAGCTGGAGAGGCTGGACACGAGCAAAGCAGTACGCAAGAAGCTGGACGGGATCGATCTCGACGCGCTGATCGACTCAGCGCTACAGACATCGAGCGAATCATCTGGCAGTGTGCCGGAATCGTCGGAGTCGACCCCGGCCCCCTGACGCTGCGGCAGTTGATGTGGATGGTGGAGGCTAATCCGATGTGGACGCTCATGGCATTGATGGTCAACTGTCATGTAGTGAAGGGCACGGCACAGCCGCGCGACTTCATGCCGTTCAGTAGCCAGCGATCAGCCGTGCAGTCGTTAGCCGACATGAAAGAGAAATATCCGAACCTCTAAGGGGGCGGCCCCGTAAACAGGAATCAAGATCATGGCCGATATATTCTGGCTCGGCAGCACGGGCAGCCTGGGAACGGCGGGCAACTATAGCGGCGGCGCGCTGCCGGTCGATCACGACAAGCTGTTTCTAGTCAAAGACTACCCGAACCCGCCGACGTCTGACATGAACGCGCTGGCTGCGGTTGACCTCGATCTGCTGCATATCGGTAAGGGATTCGGGCGCTTGGCTGACGGCAGTGCCGTAACCATTGGCTCCAGCGGTAGTCCGCTAGAGGTATCGGCCGACAAGGTAATTCATCAGGGTTCCGGCACGCTCCACTATTTGGACGGAAGCGGAGTCACGGATTGGATGGTAGTTGACTCCGTTGCGTCCGGGACCGCGTTAGTGGCGGGCGGCACGATCACGCGCATCAGTGCGCTGCGGGGCATGGTGCAGGGCACAAGCGATTTGAGCGCCGTGTCGGTGCTGGACATTGGACCGGCCGGTCGGTGCATCATTGACGCAAGTGCCGGAACGATTAGCCTTGTGATCGTGGACGGCGGGAGCGGCATTTGTTCGGCCGTCGTCACGGACATACTAATGGGTAGCGGCAAGTGGACGCAGGAGATTGAGGAAATCGTTACCGCGAAGCTGATGGGCGGCACGCTCAACTACAACAGCCCGGCGACTACCGGTGTGCTGGCGACGGCCTACGTTGGGCGGCGGGCGACACTCGACCTAATGCAAAACACCAAGGTCAAGGAAATCACGACCCTGGTGGCCGAGCCGGGCTCACAGGTCCGGTATCACGAAGACTTCACGACCATTACAAACGACTATGATATTTCGCGGTGGTTCTCGCCACATGCGGGGGCGCCGCCAGTTCCGCAGGTGTAACGGTGGACCAAGAGCCAGAACGATACGGTCTAGATGTTTCGGACCCGGGGGCCTTGACGCCTCCGGTTGCCGTGGACCCGGTGTCCGAGTTATCGGCATCGGGCGTCACGTCCCCCGTGACGGTTGCGGGCCTTCGGTGGTTGCGTGCGCGCGTGCAGGCTACGGAGGCTAGCCCCACTGTCGTCAACGTGACGATCTGGGCGGGGAACTATCCGCTGGTGCTCGATGCCAGTAGCGGCGCGGTCCTCAAGTCCGACTACACCCCCAATTCGATCTTGTGGGCCACGGCCGCCGGTGCTCCGAACCCCATGTTTGTGGCGGAGCAAAGCCTTGTGGGCCGTATGACGGGCGGATCGATTAACGATCTGACGGCCTCCAACGTCAAAACAATTCTACTGTATGATGCCGATGACGTGACGTTCACGCCGACGACGGCGCAGCACTGGCTTGCGGGTGCCGATCCCGGCAGTGTGGGCGATGCACTCGACGCCCTGGCGCAGCAGAGCTTCAATCAGTGGCCCGCAATGCGCGAGGGGTTCTGGTGGAGCGGGGCGGCACACGGGATGCAGCGTACGTGGTCCGATAGTTGGACCACGACGTTAACGGCTGATCGCGTGTACGTGGCTCCGTTCTATTTCCCCTGGGCGTGTCGCATTACAGACATCGTCGTGCGGGTGGCTACCGGGCAAGCGGGCGCTAACGGAAAGATCGTCCTGTACGATATGGACGATACGCCGGACTGGACAGGTGGCAATCTGTTGCTGACCGGCGCGGAGCTAGACTTCAGCAGCACGGGTTCCAAGCAAATATCCAGTCTAACGACCGAGATCAATCAGGGCTGGTACTGGCTTGGCGTGCACAACAAAACGACGAGTGTTGCGATATCGGGTTACTACCGCACGTCGCAGCGTATTGCGCGCTGGGGGCAGGTTAAGGGCGGTTCGTCCTATGCTTCGATTTACGGCTCGCAGGCCTACGGTAGCGGCCCGCCCGATCCGTTCGTGTACGCCGGTGGCGGCTCGACTTCCTACGCCCCCGCGATGGAAGTTAAGGTGGAGGCTATCTAATGGCGCGGCGCGCGATAGTAAACGAGACACGGGACGTTGACGGCCGGGTAGCGGTGCGCGAAGAGCGCGAGGCGACGGACGCGGAACAGCAGCAGGCACTACAGGCTAAGGCGATCGAGCGGGTACGGGAATACGATTTCACGACAGCGCGTGATCGGATGATTCAGGATATCGGGTTGGCGTTGCAGGCACTATTAGAGTAAGGGGGTGCGTGGGTGGACGACATGGGTTGGTCGTTGATGTTACAGCTTGCGGTGTTCCCCTGTCTGGCCGTTATCGGCGGGCTCGTGGGTATGATCTACCGGGGGCTGAGTGCCAAGGTGGCGGGCTCGATGACGCGCGAGTTGTGCCGCGAGCGTCACGAGGATTTGTCGCAGACGATGAAACGTATCGACACGAAGCTGGCGGACCTGTGCAACGGCGGCCGGATCGGGAATATTGAGAAAGACGTTGCGACTCATGCTGTCCGTTTGCATCAGCTTGAGGGCGATTAAGCCTGCCCGGCGCCATGGGCGGGACGGTTAACCTGAGTTTTTCGGAGGATATGCTTATGTGGGCGACTCTTCTAGCGTTCGTTGGCTTGCTGATTCCGGGGTTGATTCCGTGGTTCCAGGGTCTCATTTGCTCCCTGTAGCTGCGCCTTAGGACCGCACGGCCGCGCGGCGGTTTCGTCGCGCGGTCTGGTCCTGCGGTGGGTTGCGCAATGGTCTCGATGAAACTCAAAGGCGTGAAATTCAACCCCCGGGCCATCAGTGGGGCGGTCAAGCACGCCAAGCCGTCGGTGATGCGCAAGCAGGCGGCGATTGTGCGCAAAACGGCGGCCTGGAGTATTAGGAAGCGTAAGATGCCTTCTGCGCCGGGGCAAGTACCGCACTCGCACACGGGCTTCCTTAAGCGGTTCCTACGGTATGACTACGATCCGACGGGCGACGGTGCGGCCGTCATCGGACCTAAGAAAACCAATCAAGTATTTTTCGACGGCGACGGTCAGCCTGTGACGGGCACGATCCCTAACGTGCTGGAGTTCGGGGGACGGATAACGGTCGCGCAAGTGTTCAAGCCGTGGCTCTTAGGTGGCCGGGGTAAGTGGGTGCGGATTGACTTACGCTCTAAGCGCAGGGTGCGGGGGCTCAAGAAGCGGTCGAAGACGATCAATATCGCGGCCCGCCCCTA